CGGCGTACTAAACGATTAAACGACCCCTCCAACACGCGGTTAAGCAGCTTGATTGTTTCGTCCTCGGAAGAACGGAGCAGCTCGTTGTAGCGCTCAACGATTTCCATCGGTACTTGGTTTTAAGTCCAGCGAATCCTTTCTCTTTCGCGCTGGCCTGTAGATCGGTGCGTCGCGTTCACCGGACTCGGCTAGGAAGACAAACGACTCAGCTGCGGTCATCTTTTTAATGCGACCACCGGAGACTTGAGCCCACTGCGACGACTCGCCAATGATGTCGTTGAAGCCTGCACGCCGATACAGCGAACGTCGCTTGCCCCCGTACTCATCACCGTCCCAGGGGTAGGTAGCCAGGAATCCATCCTTGATCTTGCCAAGGTGGTTATCGGTCATCTTTTTGACGCCTGCTGTGATGGCACTGGCCTGCGCCCTTGGGATGTCACGCATCGCGTCGTACTCCTGGTCGACGTTGAAGCCGATCTTGTAAACCCGCTTGCCGTTCCAGCTATGGCTGTTATTCGACACGTAGGTGACAACGCTGTCCCCGTAGGAACCGATCGAAACAAGCGTTCCGCTCTTGTCTTTCCAGGTCGAGAAGTTATTGGCTACATCGATGTCCTGGATCTGGTAGCCCTCCGCTTTCAAACCCATCGCAGCAGCTGCTTTCTTCGCCCCACCGATCAGTTGGCGGGCGGGTCGCTGGAACGCTTCGGGCAACTTGCCTAGGCCTTCTTTGACCTGTTTGGACGACAGGCCTGACACCACACCACGACTCGAGAGCTTCAGTGCTCCCCTGAAGACACGATCGGAATCACGCGCCAACAACTTCCCGTTGACACGAGCTCGGCGGCGCAGCTCTGGATTGGACAGCGCAGCAGCTGCGGCAACACCAGCAGCACCGGCTACAACTGCTGTTGCAACTGCAGCTTTGTTGGTCTTGCCTTTGCCCTTGTTGCATTGGCGAGTCTTAGGGATATAAGACTCACCGCAGGGCTTTCCCAGGCGGCTACCTCCTTTGAAGTCGACGCGCTCGGCTGAATCACCACGCTCTTCAATGCGGCGTTTGGCCTCTGCTCTTGCAGCCTTGGCACTCATTCCCTCGATGCGGAGACGTGCGACGATCTCGGCCTCGGAAAGGAGGCGGGCTGGTCGCTGACGGGGTGTTGATGTACCTCGTCCGATTCCCAAGAATCCATTGGCGTTCAGGGTCTGGAACGCGCTCTCGACACTTGGTAGCTCAGTGGACCTTGTGATTGTCTGTGCAACGCGACGGGCGGTGTTGTCTGCCACCACCAGATCGCCGCGTTGCTTCATCACGTTGCGGTGGTAGTGATACCGGAGTATCAGATCACCGTGGTCACGGCTTAGGACCTGTCGTTCGTTTCGAGTCACATAACGGGCCAAACCAGTTGCAGCATCACCGAATGGGGAGTCGGTAGCTGCAGCATTGCGGCCCAGATTCCCTGCTTGGGTCCGGAAGTACTGGTCGTATTGAGAAACCAGCCCGTTGCGGATCGACCGTGCCTCGCCCTCGAGGTTGTCGGTAGATAGGACTTTGGTCATCAGCCCGCGGCCTTCTTTCGTCAAGCGATCCCGCTGCTGCTTGGTCAGACCACCGAACCCACGGGACAGACCGCCAACACCTACCTCATCCACATAACGCTTGATCTCAGAATTACCGATCACTCCCTTGTCACCCACAAAGCCCCGCTGACGCATGTCTGCCTGCAGGCTCTCCTTCCAGACGCCCAGCTTTCCTGCAAGCTCAGTGGTAACGAGCTTGTTCTTGCCCGCTTGACTAGAAAGGCTCGCCCCAGCACGGGTATTTAGCCGGAACTGAGAGCTCAGGTACTGATTGGCGGCCTCATCAGCAAAGATGCTGACCCGACCGTTGGCTCCTCTTGGGACCGTTGCCCCATAAAGAGTCTCGACTGAACTCTGACGCCACTGGTCATAGCTCAGAGAGCCAGCATTAGCCCTTTTGTTGACCTCTCTCAGACCATATACGACGTTTGAGCCCTCGAAGTCAGCTGACCTCGTGGGTCGGAAACTGTTGGGTCCGATTCGACGCAGGTTTGCGGATGCTGCTCGGTTGACCTCGTTAATACGGTTGCCGATTGCACCGGCAGATCCAATCTGACCGGCTACACCAGCTGCACCAGCACGAACACCCGCCCGACGAGCACCAATAACCGGAAGTCGATCGAGAACACTGCCAACAGCATTGGTTGCTGCACGATCCAGTGGACGCCCGACGTTGTTCCGATAAGAAGCAAAGTTCTTATTGAAACCACGATGGGCAGCAATACCGACAATGCCCAGACCAAGCACCGCCATGATCGGCGTGCTCTTGTCGGTTAGTTCACGCTGCAGCTTGCGCTTCTTCTGCAGATCACTACCGGGTGTGAGCTTGACCGTGCCACGGATGATGGATCGACGACCGCGCTCGATGCGAGCAGGGTTCAGCGACAGCGTGCCTTTGGCAACATCCTTCGCACCACGCTGGATACCGGCAATACCAGCCAGTGGATCGTTCTTCGTCGCGTTGGTGTGCTTATCTGCGCCCTCGCCTTTTCGACGACAATCCCAAGTCGGAGGTATGCAACGACCACCGCATTTGACGTTCGGTGGTGTGCACTGCACGTTGCGGGTTTTACCCGTACCACTTCCTTTGCGGAAGTCCTCGCGGATCTCCTCGTGCTTAGGACCGGTTGCCATCAGTACGTCTCCCAAGCAGCGCGGAGGGTTTCAAGTTCGCTCTCGGGTAACACGGAGAGCCCTGCCACATTCTGCCGAGGGTATAAAGCCGCTAATCCATTCTTGGCAGCCTTCATTGAGCTAAATCCAGTCACATAAGGGCCGTCGATCAACTCACCATCAACGTCGAACCGTGCTCGGTACAGCTTGTACGACTTGGTCCGGTTAGGACCGAACACCATCAGGGCTGTCTTGTCTGAGGTATCGGTGCGTTGGTTGTCGGGTCCGACGAGGTATCCAGCTTTGACGTCACCTGCCTGGTGACTTACACGAATTTTCAAGCCGCGACGCTCATACACATCGAAGGCATCGGTCTTGGTGTCTCCGGCAGGGATCGGTTCCTCTTGCTCGGTCTCTTGCTCGGTCTCGGGTGGCGATTGCATCGCCTGAGCCTGAGCTTGATAGCCCATCATCTGACTCTCGAACTGAGCATCGGCACCAACAGCCAGCTGCTCGCTCACTACCTCGTTCAAGGTGGTGTCAACGCTGTACTCCGTTCCGCCAAACCTGGCTTCACGGACTTCAATCGGGTTGAGCACACCAAGGTTGATGTACGCCGAATCCATCTGCGCCATCTTCACCATCAGCTCTGCACGTTCCGTATCGGTCTCGGTGAAGACACTTGGGAAGTCCACCGACCAGTTCTGAGGCGGACGACCTCGGGTAGGTCCTTCCTTACTCAGGAGGATGTAGGTGAACATCTCCGTGATCGGAGTGCGGCAGTACACCTCCTGCCACTGCTCCACCAACGACGCCCAGACACGCTCCTCGAAGCGGCCTTCCTTACCCAGGCCGCCAGGGCTGTCGCCCATCAGGATTGAGGCAGGCCAACCCGTTGCAGCCTGCAGATCCTTGATAAACGGCTCCGTCGCACTTGCGATATTGGCCAGCGCTCGGTTGAGGAAGCTCAGGTCCTCTTCGGTGTCGACCACCATGCCGCCGTAGACGCTGCGGCTGAGGTTGTTGGCTTCCAGTCGCTTTCGGAGATCGCTCTCGTTGCCAGCAGCAATGCGCTGGAACAGACCAGGAATCTTGTGGACGAACAGATCCGAGTCCGTCGTCATGTTCTCCAGGCCGTTCATTGCGGTCTCGTACCGCTTGAACGATTCCCAGATCAGCTGCAGGACAGACTCACCCCAACCGGTGTTCCGCACTCGGATATTCCAGGGCAGGTACAGGCCGTCGAAGCGAGCCACACGGGTGGAATGGATCTTGACGTTGACGTAGCTGCCTTGCTGGTCAGGGCTGATCCGCTGACTTGACGTGATCCGGTAAAACTCGGGCTTCGAGTAGTCCGTGATCGAAAAGTCCTCGGGGATCAGCTCATGACGGCTGAGGGGGACAAATCCACGGATCGCTCGAATGCGGTTGGGATCGACGGGCTCGGATGGGTCTAGACCGTCATCGATCAGCATCACCATCCCGGCACCGCCATACAAGCGCTGAAGCTTGATGACTTCCGACAGGGCTTGGTGGAAACCAGCGTTCTTGAGGTACTCCTCGAAGCTGGTGATGACGTCGTTGGCTGTGCTCTCGTCACCGCCGAGCTTGATCGTGACCTGATGCCGGAGGATCTCGTCCGAGATGGCATCCACGTAGCGACGCGGGATTCCGTTGATATACAGCGCTTCGAGCTCGGCCTCGCCCAGCAGGGCGTTGTTCCTAATAGTGGTACTAACAGTCCTGTCTTTTGCTGCGGTCCCCATCCCGCTTAATACGTTTACTAATGCTCCGTCATTCCGGTAACTATCGGAAGTTTCAGGTGACACGGGCCTAGGGACGCATTATTTAGCCAGGTTACGGCTGATTGATTCCACTGTTTAGAACATAAGTATTTGCTGATTAGA